AGAGAATATACCATCTTTAATTGCTTGCGCAAATATTCCACGTTCAGCCTTCAAGTACTCTTCTGTGATATAGATAGCTTCACCGACTGCAGGCAAATACCATTCGTGCGCCTTAAAGGCTGCGCTGAGGCTTTCGTTATGTCCTTTCAATCCAGGCTCAAACGCATAGCAAAGCGAGTAGGCTGGATAATAATAAGCCGCTATACTATTATCTACATCGTTATTGTTTTGTGGACGATGGATATTCATAAGCGAAAGCAAGTTATTATATTCGCTACCAACGCTATTTGCAACTGGTATAGGCAAATTAATGCCGCTATCTTGTAGAATTACATCACGATGCTTTATTGTAAGCAAGGTGTCTATTTTTCCTACAGGTAGCTTTTCACCTGCTCGATGATCTAAAGTATCAGATGCAAGAAGTGATAAACCATCATAGCGTCTAGCTTCAGCTTCTGAGTTGATTTGCTTTACACCTGGCACAAAATGCACAGGATAACTTGGCTTGTCTGTAAGCTGAACATTTGAGAATGGTGCTCTAAATGAATCGATACCTGCGGTGTCTCTTATTTGCTCCAAAGACAAGATTCTTCTGTCGTTTTTATCTTCTGAAATGTAATAGCAAATACCTACAACAGTTAAATCCTTTCGAAGTTTGTTTGAGAAACTTCCATCGCTATATACATAGTCACCAAGGGCTAATCCTCGCTCATAGAAGCCTACAACTTCAGTTGCATTTAAGATCGTTCCATCAGTTAAATGAGCGGTTACTTTCACCTGTGCTTCAGGCTTTGGCAAATCGCTTTCATTGCCTATACGTCTCACTTTCAAAACACCTTTATCTTCATCTATTGTAGCAAAGTTATTTTCAGAAATGCTCCAACGCAAAGACTTGATGTTATTTCCACGCTCTGGACGAACCTCTGCATAAAGCTGAACATCTTTAGGCGATGCAATGTAAAGCTCACCACTGATGTAGATGTTTGTCACAGCGAACTTCTCATAAGATATATAAAGCTTATTTGATTCGTCGTCAATGTCGCCCCAGGCTTTCACAAACGCACGCTTTTGTTCATAGGTTATCTTCACATTTGAAGTGAAGGTAATTTTACCTGTGACGTTTGCTCCAACCTCTGCAAGTTTTGCAATGAACGCTACATCAGAGGTTGTAAAATCAACGCCACCAAGAGTTACGTTTGAAAGCGGTGCGCCTGCTTTGTATATCTTTTGGAGCAATTCCAATCCATTAATTTTAGGACAATTTGCGAACTCGTAAGTGTCGATATTTGAAATACCTGCAAGCTTTAAGTTCTCTTCTTTTAGCGACGTTAAGCCTTTTAACTTAAGCGTGGTAATACTTTCAGGAAGAACTAGCTTTGTAAGTGAACTGTTTTCTGACATCACAACGCCTTTTATTGGAGTGCCTGAAAAGTCAACTTCTTGCAAAACACCACTTGAAAGATTGATGAGGCTTCGAAGATTTACCACGTTTCGAACAATCACCTTTTTAAGCATTCCACATTTTGAGAGGTCGAAAGATACACCTCTCTCATTGGTGTTTGGCTTTTCTTCTGAATAGTTCATTATCAGTTCCTCAAGTGATTTTAAAAGCGTCATATTCTGGTCAAATTTAAAATCGCCCAAGCCCTCTAATCCATGGTATATTACATCGCCACTTGCTTTGGTTGAATAGGTTTTTAAGTCCGTAATCATGTCGGCATCGTCTATATCAAATGTAGCATCTTGAGGATTGGTGAATCCAAAAGGCAAAAGCCCATATTCGCCCTTTATACTTCTTACAGTGGAGAAGTTATTTGCGCCCCACTGCACGCTTGCATACATAGGTGAATAGTGTTTTATTGCTAATCCTTTTCCAGTTTCATATAAACGCAAACGCAAGTTGTTTACAACGCTAGAACCACAGCAGTATTTGCTATCTAAATAGCGTGAACGCTTTGTTAAGAAATACTCCATAAGCTTAAGTTTATCACCATAAGCTTTTGTGAAATGTCCTGTGTTTGCGTAACCCATTGCATCTGCATTGTAAAGGTTTTCACACCATTTCTTCCAATAATCCTGATAGCGTTTAAACATGTAAGTTGCGTTCAAACCTGCGTCTCTCATAGCCTTATACATCGTTGCAATATCGTCGCTCCAACATTCGTGTATCAAGTCTATTAAGCCTGACAAGCGTCCATTAAAGACAGGTGAAAAGCCTGATGTAAGTTTAGGCTGCCATGCATTATTGTCGTTGTCAAATACTTCACCTTGAATGGCTTCTGTTTCACCTGTTAAAGGGTTAAACGCATCATTCCATTCAGCCCAATACTTAAAGGCTAAAACGCCAGAGTTGTTGAACATACTCTGAGAGTCTGTATCACGTTCAAAGAGGCGTGCAGTCGCCTTTCGTACACTTCCATCCGTAATCAATTCTATATCGTCAAAGGCTACACTCATATTCTTATCGAATGAATCCATTCCAATAATGAATTGATTAAAGATGAAATAGAAGATTGCATCTACCTTATTCAAATACTCATGGTGAGTGTTTACAAATCTTGCTTTTCGATATGCTGGTGTGTCTTTGGTATAGCGCACGCCATTATATGTAACTGCTGTTTCCATGCTGCGATATTCGCCATGTTGCACTTTGTATCTTTCAGCTAAATGAGGATTGCAAGAAACCACCCAGTTGTGAAACCTTTTAATTACTGCTATCTCTTTATTTGCTTCTGCGATATTGTCTGTTGCAGACTTCACAGCACCTAGCTTATTCTTCTTATTCACTGGTGATTTTTTAGGAACACGAGCATAATAAATAGGCGACTTGCTACTGGTTGCATTGCTTTGTACAACGCTACCACCATCAAGATAAGCATCTGTTATCTCACGATTAAAGAAGTTCACATTTTCGTCGACCTCCCATATTTGCGCTTTCTTATAGTCCTTTGCAGGAAAGCCCATAAAACTTGCACTATACTTGTTATTTATCAAGTTATAGATAGATAAGAATACAGGTGATTTGCTACCTGATGAACTTGTTTTTCGAAAGCCTATTTCAGGAAATCCGCTGAGGCTTTTTCTAAATGTTACAGGTTTAGAACTCTCTGCTTGCGCTCTTTGGAAAGCTGTATACAAGTCTGTATTGGTCTTTGCAGTATTTAGTAATATCTCTTGGAAAAGATTCATTGCTAAAATATTAAAGATACCTTCAGAACTTGCAAAGTTCACTTTGTGTACAACTTCTTTTTCGCCTTGCTCGACGCCTGGTGTAATCGAATATGAAGTACTCTTTTCACTTGAATGCTCAGGGTCTAGAGTAATTTCGACTGCGCTGCCATCTCCATTCTCGAAAATTTCTGCCCAGTTCTTATAGGGTGATGGATATCCGTTTGACGACGTTCCATCAGCGTTAAACAAGTGTGCTCCAACTTTAAATGGTGCACAGGCATTTCCATCGACTGATTTGTTCCATGTAGGATTCAAGAACTCTGTAGCATTAATCGCTACATTTGGATTGTTCTTATTGTAAGGCAGTTCGTCGATGTTCCAAATCGCAATAGGAGTAGTTGGAAGTGCCTTTTTCACCTTGTCAAATGAGATAATCTCATCTGGATTATGAATGTCGCCAGATGTATTCAAAATATCGTTTCTGCGAGCTATTGATATTTTACCAAAGCGCACGAAATTTCCACCATCGTACACATCCTCGATGTCTGGTGTGTCATAAGCAAAGTTATCTAGCACTTGCTTAAAGTTAAGTGCTTTGTCATAAATGCGAATAGAATAAAGCTTAACGTCTGCCTGCTCACTTCCAATGGTGAGTTCTTTTGCTACTCCTTGCTTCCAACTTGCACTGGTGTAGTCGAACATGCGAACAATTACACCATTAATATAAAGGTAAGCGAGGTTCACATCTTTTTCTGTTACGCTACCACCACCAAGATTGTTGCGTGTGTGTGTTGTAGTTCCGTCTATTACAAAGCTTACTTTCACTCTAGAACCTTCTGGGAAATAGGTTGTAACGCTATCTGTTGCGCATCCGAATTCGATTCTTCCAGGATAAATTCTAAAGCCTACACCTGCGTGAAAGCATTGTGCAATAATTGCACTTTCGTTGCTACAAACACCACTTTCAAGTTCAAGTTCAATTGTTCTACCTTGCTTATTACCATTTGCTCCGATATCGGTTGCAAAAGGCAAAAAGTCTTTTAACGTTACACTTTTACCTGCCTTTATAGTTAAGCCTTGACCGTCTAGAAAGCCGTTATTTTCATCAAGAACAAAGTTCTCACTTCTCACTAATCGTGAAGTTTGAACACCTTTATATAGAGATGTTATATTTTGCGCTGAAAGGTCGTTATTTGCTCGTCCTCTCATTGGTATATACACCTTACATTCATCGGCTGCAACGATAGAAATACCAATTGTTTCGACTTCAATTCTGCGAGTAACTGAAAGCTGACCCACAGATATAACGACATCGACGAAAGGCAAATATCTATTGTCATCAAGTGTAATATTCACGCTTTGCAAGCCTGAAGATTTATCAAGCTTCAGTGTTACTTCTTGCTCTAAAAGGTCCAAAGTTTCACCATTGAACTTAAGCTGCACTTTTACCCTTGCTTTGCTACCTGCATCGTCATCTGGAAGGTAGAAGAAATAAGGGATGTTCACAACGCTAAACTGCTTCACCTTTCCAATAAATCCTTTTCCAAGTGAGAGAGCTGCCTGCCCATTTCCATTCTTAACTCCCTTAATATAAGTTGTTGTAAGCGTTTGAGTTCTAAGCCCTAATTGCTTATTTTCTGCCCAAATGCTAATATTGTGAGCTCCAAGGCTATACTTTTCTAATTCGTCAATGATAAATTCACCACTTGAATTATTGATGCTCTTTGTGTATGTGTCTGCTCGCTTTCCATCTTCAACACGACAATAAACGAGGGCTTCCACTCCTCGTGAATTGACACGCAAAGACCATTTGCCTGATTGAATTACACTTTCATCATAAGAGTTATCGAATGACAAAGCAATATTATAGGTTTTGATATTGAAAAGGAATTCTTTTCTTGCGCCATGTGAGTTGCTTACAACAACCTTTACTTTGTTGGTTTCTTCCTTTAAGTAGTCGCTTAAATCAAACTCATAAGTATTTGCTTGCGCTGTTCCGCTAGCTTTTAGAACTTGTGTAAGCTGTGCTATTTCTACACCGTTAATTTCTACAGTTGCTTCACCATCTGCAGTGTCTTTTTCTGCAGGGTTATCTCCCCAATAGCAATTGTAAGATAGTGCAAGGGTGTTTCTTGAACCTTGCGCCATTGAAGTTGCAGGATAACGTGTGATAACCGTGCGAAGTGTATAGCTTTCTTCTGGTTTATTAGAATAAAAGCTAAACTCTTTTAGAACTTTATCTGCATACAAAGTTCTGTCGCCAAACCATTGTGTAAACGCTTCTTCATTTGCGAAAAAGCGCATTGTTTGCAAACCACCTTCTCCACTTTCAATATTGAGATAGCCAAACTTTTCTGAACCAAGTTTGCTCAATTGATATTTTATGAATTCTTCAACTCGGCTACCTTTAAAGCCCTCCCATGATGTTGTAAGGCTTTTTATTTCATTGTCTATTGCTTTTGCCATAACTACTTCCAAGTGTCATTATTTAACCATTTATTTTCGCTTTTCCAAACGCCAGAACCAAAGCAGCTCTTTACCATTTGCCAGATAAGATGTGTGCCTTGCATGATTTTTGAAACAGCCTTTCGACCAATTTCAACTGAACCAATTTCTTTATTATTTGATTTGATCATTGTTCATCCTCCAGTATAAGATAGCACCTGTCATCTTCGACTTTCTTTTCACGCACAAGAGTGTTATACTCTTCTTGTGTGAGAATTCTTGCTTTGAATTCTTCTCTTTTTAAAAGTGCCTTTTGAAATAACTCCTTTTGCAGGTCTTGTTTTTTATCAAGAAGACGATAGCTTTCACCAATTTGACTCTGAAGAGTAGATTCAGTTTCTCTTAAGGCATCTTGCAAAGAAATCTTTTCTTCGTTTATCCTTCTACCAAGTGCAGTTACTGCTTGTTCACGTGAAGCAATCTCACTATTTAAGTTGTCTTCTAGCTCTTTGCCTCTTGTGCCAGGAAAAGCCTGCCCTTGCGAAATACCAATTGCAACTTTATTGATATTACCTATTAGCTTCCAGCCTGGATTTTCAAAAACATAGATTTCGCCATTGTGAGCATCGTTTGCATCTGCTTCGTTGTACACGCTGACAATTTGACCAAAGCGCAAAGGCTTATCGTTTGCAACTGGTGAGGCATCGCCTTGCATTGCAGTAACAGAAGAATAGACTTTCACCACTGCTAGCGAAGAACTATTTTGTTCTATTGATGAGATAAGCGATAACGTGTCTGCAATCAATCCTCCGACTTCTTCTGGTGTAATTGAGCCCTCTATATGTCGCTTGCGCAGAACCTCTGCACGCTGCTGTAAGTCATAAATATTCATCATAGCGTAATATCTAAAACAATTGGACAATCTCGAGGTGTTGCAGAATTTGAAACAGGTTCAAAAATCAGAGTATCTAAACCTGGAACCCATTTAAGCGTTCCAATAGCCTTATTCAAGAAAGTTGATTTTACTTCAACACCCTTTAAAAATGCTTTCCCCAACCATGGGAAAACCCTACAAACTAAATATAATGGTTTGGGTTCTGATTCATAAGGCTCACGCCATGACGTCTCATCACTCGTCAAATAAAGCTGAAAGCGAGTGCGATTATTCACGGTTCTTGCACGAGCCTTACCTGAATACCCATTATACATATGAACACTTCCAATGTCTTTCCATTCGCCTTGCTCCACATTCTTCTCCAACAAATCTGCAAATACAGCAATAGTTGTAATATCGTAAGCTTTCGCAACACCATCCTTTGAAGAAGAAAAATACACTTCTTTTTCAATTCTGCAAGGGTGTTCTTGTCCATCTGCAAAAAGACGATTATCCGATGTAACTTCACGAATGCAAGCATAGATAGGCATGCCTTCTATAACATCTGCAACTCGTGTTTCATTCCATGACAGAATATTGCCATCTGCATACATCGCACCAGGCGAAACTACAACGCCACCTTCAGGTGCTCGTTTTACTTTGGGTAGATTCATTGCAAAGGCTTCGACTTTATCGCCTACAAGAGACTTAATCAAAAGCACAACAATATCCTTTGAAAAGTTTTGGAGCAATTTAAGATCGTCCAAGTGAATTGGCATTCCGCCATCGTGAAAATTAATCTCTTTCATACTTCATATAAGTTAATGCTGTATCTTTTACCAGCTGGTTTATAAACATTTAATGCATTGACTATTTTTGTCAAAAATTCTCCTTTGTATTTGTCTTTTTCAATCTCTAACGATGTACATAAAAATGTAGGGATATGCACTATAAAGTTAGGCTTATCAGGAACTTCTCCTAATTCATAAAGAATGAACTTGTTATTGATGAATGGTGCTATCTGATTCTCATCTGCAAAATACACATACACCTTATTACTATTGTCTATCTCCTCAATTCGTATCTCTCTATTCTTTAAGAAGAACAAACCATTAAGATAGCTTTCTATCGATGTTCGCTGAGCTGTCGTGTCAAGCCTCCTTTCGACATCGGTTTTCTTTTTCAAGAACTCCTCGTGTATATATATAATAGGTATGATCATTGCTTTTAGAATTGCAAGAAGTACCTTTGAGCGCAAGATGGGTGGAACGAGCTGCTCAATCCATCTGTTAAAATCAACATTATACCACATATTCAATTGTCTTATCAAGTCCAACAGCAATAAAGCTACCACCTACTGCAGTGTAGTTATTGCCTGCAATTTCTTTAAATTCATCGCCTGCTTTGTATTTGCAAACACCAAGAACAACATCAAGAACACCATCTACACGCTGAATCGCATCAACAAGTTTGGTTTTGTTGAAAGTTCCACCATATACAATGTCTGCAAGATAGTTCTCAATTGCATGTTCTACTACCTTCTCTGATGAGGCTATATCAACGCCTTGTCGATTAATCTTCAATGGGTCTACAACAACCTTCACCGCAATAGATAATTCATCTGCTTTTCTTGTCCTCACGTTAATCACAACTCCTGCTATTTTAATAGCATTTATATAGTGTTTAAACGCTGTTAAAATGTCATCTTGAAGCGGTATCGGCTTTCCGTTTTGCCCTGCAGATACTAGCATTTCAATTGAGGCACCTCTATCTCTTACAGCTACATATTTTACTAGTTGCTTTGAAGTGTCTACTTTCGCATATTCATAGCCAAAGGTGCGAGGATTTAGGACCAGAGCATCGCCATACTGAAAAGCTTTAGCTTTATCAAAATACCATGGAATACTCGCAACTACCGCTCTTGATATTTTCTGCTCGACATCCTGTGTGAACTTTTCAAAGATACTCTCTAGTACATAGTGGCACGCTGCAACTATGTAAAAAAGCAAGTTTTCTAGACTAACAGCTGAAAAACAATCTGCAAAGCGTGTTTTGCCTGCTGAAAGCCCATAAGCATCACGAATTGCTTCATCTTGCATAAATGCATCTGTCATTGTTCGCTTAATTTCAGATATTGATCGTGCCATTATTTAAATGATGAATTAAAGATTTTATTAAATACTCCTTGACGAGCTTTTGAACGTGAATCGTAAGCAGTTGCAGGTGATATTGAATGTACCTTGCAGTACTTTTGCAATACCTTATTATATATGTGTTGGTGAAGTTGCAACTTTGCGCCAGGCGTTGGTGTTTCGCTTACACTTTTACCATTGTCTAATGCAAGCTTTACAACTGCTTCCAAACATCCATATTCTTGGATTGCTACATCTGCTAGGGTTTGACCATTTTTCGCAAGAACTTCCATAAGTTTCTTGATTTATATATTACATAGGCTATCACTAATAGAGCTATCATTATTGCTATTATTCGAGCAAAATTCGCAAGCGTGAAGTCGTGTGTAACTGTTTCTTTCTTTTTTATTCCTATAATATTCTTCTGCTTTTGCGTTCGCTCCTGGCGTACATTTTGCTCTGTATTTTTAATGTCCGTCTTGCGCTGCCTATCGTGAAATAAAAACCTCTCTTTCGATAGCAGTTTTCCTACATCGTTGTAGACTAACACCACCGAATCTCGAACGACGATTGAATCGAAATAGGATGTAAGGTTTTTTACCACAAATGAATCACGCAGAACTACCGAATCTCGCACAACCGTTGTATGCGTTTCTGCTGCTACTAGCTTTTTTGAACTGCAACATCCTGTAGTGAGGAATAAAAGCAGTAAGTAGATTAGATGTCTCATGTTTTATAAGTTTTTATATTCAACTTTAGCATCAAAACAAGGACACGCCTTAATGCGCTCCCATGGGTCAACGATGCCGTTTTTATTAGTGTCTGGTGAAAAGTCCCTATGTCCCTGAATAATAGCATTTGGGTACTTCTTCTTAAGTGCTTTTAAAAGCAATAAGAGTGACTTTTTTTGCTCTTCAGTTCTATTGTCTACAGGCTTTCCTTTTGCATCAATGCCACCGATGTATGCAACGTTTATAAGATTCGAATTGAATCCTTTTACACCATTGCTTACTTCTTCTTCAGGAAGCGTATTAAAGACCTTTCCGTTCACATCCACGATATGGTGGTAACCAGGCTTTGACCAGCCTTTTCTTTTAAACTCAAGTAAGAGTTCTTTAATAGTTGCATGCTGACTGCTTGCTGTGCAGTGTACAGCTATGTATTTAATATTTCTCATTTTCTTGTTCTTGTTCTTCTTTTTTTATCTCTTTCTCCACAAACGTTTTGATATCGCCATATTTCGAGTTAATGTAAGCCTTTATACCGAACACTGAACCAGCGTAAACGAGGCATTGACCAACGTACCACAAAACAGAATCTTTCAAGTCGTAATTGTTGAAGAAAAAGCACAAAAAAACCAGACAAACGCCACTAGCAAGCATGCCTAGAGCACTGCCATATTGTATCCATTCTTTCGTATTCTTTTGCATAATTTCCTCCTTTCTTTCTTTTTAATAACTTGCGTTAATTTCTATTCCTCCTGTAGTAATTCTCACCTTATCTACATTCTGATTATCAAGTTCTAACTGCTCTCTTATTCGACTTCTCCAATAGAGAATGTCGTTGTCCAAAAGCATATCTTCGATGCCAACGCCCACCTCTGGACGTTCTTTGAGCTCTCCTTGATGAAGCACCAATATTAACGCTTGATTTTGCCTAAGCGTGTCGCCCAAATGTAAGCCTGAAAGTATTTTGCCTTCATCATCAAACTTTAGCTGTACATCTATCTCGAAGTTATTTAGTGTTATAGCTCTCATCAATGTTTTATTTTTTCGTCTTCATAATCTGCTCTTTGCAGTTGATTCGCTGATGTTGTGGGTGGTGTCGTCGGTCCGTTTGGTGCTGTGTGGGTGTGCGAATTAAACACTCGAACCAACTCGTTAAGCTTTGCCGTTAAGGCTTCAATGTTGATTAACCCACCAAGTTGACCACCGTTAATGGTGATGCTTTCTGCAACATCCACTGCAACTACTACAAGGTTTGTCATGTCACCAGAAAGACTTGCAAGGATAACTGCTGAACCAATTGCAGGCGTTATTAGTATTTGCGTTTCTTCCTGCTTTTCTGAAGCACGAAGGCGAACATCTGAAACAGTTAAACTGCCTATCTCAACTGTGCATGTGATACCGCTAACTTCTTTCACAATTCCTTGCAAAATTGTTACACGACTACCTCCTGATGAGGCTTGTTTAATTAGTGTTGCGAGTTCTTTGTATTGGTCCATATTAGCTTAATCTATATCCTAGTTCAACTTTGCGTTTTCCTCCGCCTTCTGAAAATTCAGTGGTGACTGAACGTACGAAATAAGTTCCATCTTTATAGGTGTAATCCCCGTCGTGAATACTTGCAGTATCACCTGGGTTGCACTCTGGAATTAACCAGGTTGTGATGCTGCCATCATACCCATCAAAAGTGCGCCTTTTTACCTCTGCTTCGCCACGTGCTTTCATACTTGCGGTGTCCGAGGCGTGGCATTTCACTTCGACTTTTTCGCCACCAGTAGAACCGACTTCTATTTCTTTCACTTTGCCGTCAGGCATTATCGCCTTTACAACAACTTTCACCTTCTTATCTTCTGCTCGTTTAAAAGATAGTTCTGCTTCTTCAATGTTCACTGCAAAATCGTAAAAACGCTCTTTGCCTACAACTTCGCCTGGCGGATGGATGTGCAATACACCATCTTTTAAATAGATGTCTGCGCCACACTCTTCTTGCACCTTCTTTAATACATCATAACCTGTTGCATCTCGAATTATGAATTTATCATACACCCATGTATAGCTACAATTCACTTTATAGTTTTTGCCTATGCCTTTTACAACCTTTGAAAGCAAGTCACTAAGTGAAATCTTCTTGAGTTCTTCGTTTGGTAGGTCCTTTCTGAACTGAAATAAATCATCTTCGCAGAATAGTTTAATGCTACCTCCATCTGTTGAAATTCTCTGTAAATAGCCTTTAAACTCTTCTTTGATTCCAACTTCTTTATATCCTATACTTACGCTCACTTCATCTCCTCGTTTGATTTGCTCTTCTACCTCTAAAGCCTTATTTAGTCTAGCAGCAGGAAGAACAATCTCACAAGTATCTGCAAGCAACTCTACACTCTTGTGGATGGTGATGCTGTCTACCATTCCAAGGTAAAACTCGCCTATTTTTACTTCGAAGTCTAGTGTGTACATAGTTACAGGTTATTTGTTTCGCAATCCATTATATTCTTCACGTCCCAAAAGCAACTTGTAGTCGTTGTCTGAAACTGCCTTTATACTATAGTTCTGATTCTCTGTTCCACTGGTAAAAGGCAACTCCCATTCTTCAATGACGATGTGGTTTATTCCGAAAATCTCTAGTAGTGGTGAAAGACATGATACAGATGCTGCTTCGCAATGCTTTCGTAATTTTGATACGTCTTGTTCAGGGTATTTGCCATCTGTAGAGATTAAAACGCCTTCAATTGTTATTTCGTAATCATCTTGCGCCCATCTCTCTTTAATGCTACCACGAACACTACCTTTATTCACGTTGCGCTTTTTGATGATATTTTTGCCTGTAATACTAATCATAGGCTCGAATGGGAGCAACCATGACTTTGCACCAGGTTCTTCTATGCGAAGCTCAAGAGGCATTGTCATTGGAATGCCAAGTGCGTTGGTACGCACCATGTCCTCCAATTCTTCATCACTTAAAGCTTTAATGCTATCGTAGTCTTCACTGTCAACGTTCGCTATTCCAATCTCACGAAAAAGCCAGTAAGGGGGTACTTTTCCTCCGATAATTCGAAGTGCAAGATTTTCAAGCACAAAGCGATGAGCCTTGTTATTCACCTTTAATGGTAAACCTTTATCTAAAACCTCTCTATAGTCCATATTAGCCTCTATCTGTTGATGTCGCAATTGCGAGTGAACGATTAATACATTGTACAACTACTCTTTCAAGTTCTGCTGTATCTGCTTTGTCCGACATGTGAACATGGATAGTGTCAAAGAATTTAGAAATGTTCATGGTGATAGCAGTTGAACGCTTTCCTCCTGTCGCTATTTCTTCTGCTGATTTGCCATGCTTGCCTTTCTTGCCTTTTTTGCCTTTACCTTTTTTGCCTTCACCGAAAACTACTTCGTTACTTGTTGTTTTGGCTGAGCCTTTAGTTCCAGGCTCTGCAATCTCAGACTTACTTTCAGCTTTCGCTTTGTCTTTTGCTCGCTCATTCTTTAGGTTCTTGTTGAAATTTGCACCAATATTAGTTGCAGTGTCATAAGCTGAAATGTAGGCTTTCTTAAAAGCGTTATAACCGCTTATTTGTTTAATACCATCAGTGAATGAATCCGCTGCTCCTTTAAAATCGCCTTTAAACAACTTATAAAGTGACGTTGCAACACTTCCTAATCCTTTCACCAAGTCAGTAATTCTATCAATTAAGAAGTCTTTGAGGATATTTCCAAACTGCTTGATGGTGTCCCACATGGTAATTAAGAAAGCCCTAAAGCCTGCAAATTTGACCCAGGCATATCCAATAGCTGCCACAAGTGCGACAACTGCTGTAATCACTATTCCTATTGGGTTTACCGTCATTGCTGCGTTTAACGCCCATTGGACTGTGGTCCAAATAACAGTTGCAGCCTGGCAAAGTTTCGACACAACCAAATAAGCTGCTAACGCTGCATTATAGACTTTCCACATGGTAAAGATTGCGAGTACCACACCACCCAGTATTGCTAATTCTGTTTTGAACTTCATAACAAACTTGATGCATGCCCCAAACGCTCTGAATACCATCTGTAATCCATTTGTGATAGTTGGAATAATGGCGGTAATTTGATCAACCAATTCACCAATAGGGCTATTAATACCTTTTGAAAGCTCTTCTGCACTGGTTACAGCTGTATCTTGAAGTGTTGAAAGCTTTCCTTCTAGCGTTTGGCTTTTAGCTTCCATCATGCTGTGGAACTTTCCTCCTTCACCTGTAGCATGAGCAATTGCTTGCGCTACATTCTCTGCAGTGATTTGACCTTTAGACATCATGTCTTTCAGATCTGAAACAGACTTACCTGTCATCTCTGAAAGTTCATAAACAGGGTTAAATCCAGCATTGATAAACTGCTGTAAATCTTGCCCCATCAAGTAACCAGTAGAAGATACTTGACCCATCACAAGTGAAAGAGATGCGAACCTATCTTTATTACCACCTGAAATATCGCCTAACTGCTTCATCAGTGGCAAAACTTTCTCGGTTGAAATACCAAAGTTAAGCATCTGTTGCGCACCTTCGACAAGTTCCATTTTTCCGAATGGCGAATGGTTCGCAAAGTCGCCTATTTCTTTAAGCATTTCACCTGCTTTACTTTCATCTCCCACAAGTGTTTTAAACGCTACAGCGGTGCTTTCTGCTTGTGCGCCTAAGCGTGAAACGGCACCAATTCCAGCACCGATGAGCGTTGTAGGATTCATTAAGAAAGCCATTCCAGGAATGCTCATCAAGCCAGACTTGAAAGAACTAAAATTAAATGTCTCTTTAAGTGCATTCTTTGCCTCTAAAGACTTCAATTTTATGCTATCAAGCTGATCCTTGCAAAGGCGAGCAGTCGCCAATGTGTTACCTGGCGTTGCCGTTATCTTGATTAAAAATTTTAAAGCATTATCCATTATTTTCTAGCTTTCTTATTTCATTCAGATTCTTTATCGTTTGCGCCCAAACTTCATCGGGCATTTCGTTTGGGTCAATTGAAAGGTAATAGCGGAGCACAGTGTCCCAAAAGAGAATATCTACACCATCCGAAGTATCAACTTCAGCATCTTCTAGAGCTTTTTTATTTCAGCTTCTTTCACCTCCAAGATTTCTTGCATCTTCTGAATTGCAGCCAAGAACAAAGAGTCATCCTCTTTAATTTCTTCATCTCCAGCAACCCATAAGGCATTAAGCATGACTTCGCTCATCTTGATGGGGTCTTTTACGGCTGAAGCATAAGATAAATCCTTGCGTGTTGGACGGTGCAAAATGCAACTCTTATCTTCTACTGTGATTTCGAAAAGCTCACCATGTTTAGCTTTCCATTCTTTAACTTGTTCTTTTGTAAACTTCATCTTTTACGCTTGTTTTTTGTTTAAAAAAATGAATGGAATAGCCTTTTCAAGGTTCTTGTCACCTTGCTTCCACTCTGTATTGTCTTCAGTAAATTCGACACCGATAAGAATGTCTGTTGTCATGGCATCACCTTGCGAGGGGTCGCCATAAGCAACAACGATGTCTATCGACGTGTTCAGAATATCACCTTTAGCAGCTTCACGAAGTGCTAAATACTCACTTTGCACAAGGCTAATTTCACCGCTGTAATCGTAATTACCACGCTGTACAGAGTGAGGTTTGTTACCCTTTGCGTGAAGCAATTCCTTTTCACGCTTAATATTGTATTTAATACCTCTTAAGCCAGTAATGTTGCGTCCACCCATTACAACTGCTATGTCCGCCCATTCGTATTCTCTTGAATTAAACATATCTCTAAGTTTTATAGCAAGGTAGAATTTAATCTACCTTGCATTATTTTACTTTTGACCTTTTGATTTGCCACTCTCTTCAACTAAGAAGCCTAGGTTCACGTCGATAAAACGTGAATAACCAAACGGTCTAACTTTGATAGTCACATTAATCTTACTAGTCGCAAGAACATTCTGCGAAGCATCAATGAAAGCCTTACAACCTTCGCCTGCTTCTGTTGCAGACAATTCGCCTGCTGCAGTCATTGCACGATTGATAGCGTTTTCAATCTCTTGCTGCCAAGCCATCACAACACCTTGATGCAAAGTTCCATCTTCATTCACTGTGAGCTCATCTAACATGAAGTTAAGAAGTGCATTGTATGCAATTCGATAAGCCTTATCAATGGTTCTGCGTGCAGTCAAGTGCGAATAATCATCTGCTTGCTCGCAAGCCATCTGATCATCGACAAAATAGTAGCCACTTTTGCCTACATACTTGCGTGGAGTGATGTAGCCAGCGTCGTACAAATCAGAAACAAGACCGAATGATTCCTCAATGGTGTTTTCACCTAAGAACATCTCTAGAGGAAACAAAGAACCATCTTTCACACGTCCAACGTTGCGTTGAACTGGAATGATAGCTAATTTTCCAGCTAGAGTTCCAATGGCAGCACCTTCAGAAGAAGCAATGGTATCACCAATAAGAACTGCTACACGATTGTACTTCTCTTTGCGCAAAGATTTAGGTTTTGTACCTTTGAATCCACGACCTTCAAGAACAACGAAAAGAGGCGCAAAAAGACTCTCTGTCGCCCATTCTGCAAGTTGCTGCGCCTTTGGTAAAGCTGTAAAAACATCTTCATCAAGACCTTGTGTTGTAGCTGTTGCTTCTCGACCATCTCCAGCTACAAAGATGCCACGAAGTGCACCATTTTCAGAGGTGATCAATTCTCTAATTACACCGCTTTCTTTGTCGCAAAGCTCGGTGAATGTTTTTGTTTTGTCCACGCCAAATACAATCACCTTTGTGCCTTCTGGAACTTCGTTGTAGAAGTCTTCAACATGCTTAAATAAGCGTGGGTTATTTTCAGCGGTAACACCTAACTTTTTCAAGTCACCTAGCGAATGAATGCTATATGAAGTGTCAAGTTTGAAAGTTTCTGCAACTGCTACAGCTGCGCAAACGAGGGCAAATAAGCCGTCGGGTGAATCCCCGACGATGCCTAGTTGACCATTAAGAAATTGAATTTTAATTCTAGGTAACATACTCAAACCTCCTTTTATTTCGCAGCTTCAGCTAGCAAGTAAATACCTTTCTTGTCGTATCTGCGAACAGAACCACCAGTGCGAAGCAAGAATGAGTAGATGTCACCATAGTAAAGTGGGTTGTTCTCAGAATCGAACATCTTCACTTCACCCATTGCACGTGATACTGAAAGCTTGTGCCATGCAAGTGCTGCTGCCAATTCGCCTGCTTCTCCAGCTTCATCCCAAGGAAGTAAGGTCTTATCATTCTTCACACGAAGAACCTTTGAACGCTTCATGATATTGAAACCATAGAGGTTTCCAAGAATGCCTCGTTGAACGTCTGCAGAGTTTGTGAAAGCCCACTTATCTGTATCTGCTAGATCTGCAAGCAAATCAGCGTACATGTGTGCGTCTAAGAGCAAGTAGCGATCACCTTCTGGAATGTTGTCTGCATCAAATTTTGTCATCAAGTTGATAACGTCTTCTTTGCAGATGCGCTTGCGCTTTCCAATTGAAGTTGCAGAAGTGTGAGCGTCACGCTCTTTTGTGCCTGTTGTAAGAATTACCTGTTCTTTTGGAACTAACTTGCCCCAACGCTCTAGCAAGTTAACATGTGCAACCTCTTGAAGTTGCGACTTGTCATTTTGCAAGATGCTGTTGCGCTTATCGTAAGACAACTCAACTGTGTCTATATTTGGAATATAGATAGGATCTGTTGTGAGTTCGTCGATTACGTATTCTAAGTCGTTATCTGTGCGTTGATTCACAGTTGCAGGCTTAGTTTGGCGATTCTTTTTTACACCAGAAGGAGCACCTGCATTAGGAATGTGAACCTTATGATTTGAAACGTAAACTGAATCGTCTACAGATTTTTCAGCAAATGAGTTCGAAGGATAGAAGTTTTCCACCAAAGACTGCTGCCAAATTTCTTTGTTTAATGCCATTGTAATTTTGTTTTAATTTAAACCAATAAATAAATAAGTAAATAATAAGTAAATGTAGGTGAGATGTATTACAGAGGATTACTCCTTATAATCAATTCCAAACTTCTCTTTGTACTTCGCTTTGAAAGTTTCAAGAGAAGCTGCACGAAGGATTGCAAGCTCGCCTGCCTGGTCTAGCTCATCCCAAGTCTTATTAGCGATGTTTTCTGCACCCTTGTTCTCAGGAGCAAAAACAGAAGAAGCCTTTACGAAAGGATTTGCTTTCATTGAGTTAATCAATGCTTCTGTATTTTTTCTATCGCTGTTCATGAGGTTTGTAAAGCTTTCTTTTTGCTCATTGGTAATTTTACCTTCTGCAATAGCTTTATCAATGAAAGATGTAATTTCTTTCTGCTCCAATACAGCTAACTTCTCTTTGTAAGTATTAACTGCATTCTCAAGTGCTTCAACTTTAGTTGCTGCGTTCTCAAGCTCATTGATGTGAGCTAAAATTGCGTTGTCGTCTGCTAAATTTGCGAATGATGCAACGCTCTTCAAGTGGTCTTTTAACGTCATTTCATTATCATTTAAAGGCTGTTCAAGCCTGTTATTAAAATAGTTGTATATTTCCTCGGTGGTCGATGCTTTTACATCTTCACCTTTCATATCATAGATGCCATCTATTAGCTTCATTTCTAAAGCTTCTTGTGCGCTAATCCAATGGTCTTTTTCATCGAAATATTTAGCGACAATTTCCTCTTTGTTTTGTCCTAAACGACCTGCAATCATTGATGCAAGATCATTCTGTAAACTTTCAACTAGGGTTGCAGTTTCTCTGAGTTCTGATGCCTTACCATAAGCACCAGCACTAACAGCGTGAAGCATGAGCTTTGCGTATGGCGACATGTACAGAGGCTTTCCACATAAGGCTATAATGCCTGCGATACTTGCTGCAACGCCATCTATATACATTGTTATATTAGCTTTGCTGTTACGAAGTGCATTGAAGATTGCCATTCCTGAAAATACATCGCCACCAGTGCTATTGATGCGTACATCAATCTTGTTGTACATCTTCTCCAAAGCGAGTAATTCTGATACAACTCTCTCGGAGTCGACTTGCTGTTTTGCACCGACATTTCCATATAAAAGAATTGCGACTTCTCCATCACCTGGGATGGTGTTAAAAATGCTGCTATTTGTCATTTTCGTTTGTAAATTTTTTGCAAATATAAAGAGCACTTTTCGATAAAAAAAACGGCTTTTACATGATTGCGGCACGTTTGTATATCATTGCAAATCAAATAGATACAATAAATAAAGCGTTTTTATTTCAGTAAAAAATATATGAACTTTGCACTACACATTATTAAAAGAATTACAATGGCAAAAGACAACAGTTTAAATAAAAAAAGTATTGCGCAATCGCTATATCTCGATGGTAATTATACACAAGAAGAAATCGCTGAGAAAGTTGGAACAACCAGACAAACGATTGCAAGATGGGCAGAAAAAGGAAAGTGGCAGGAAATAAAGGCTTCAAAGACAATCACACCAGAGCAAATCATTTCACAATGGAGTTATCAGATTGTAGAAATCAATAACAACATTAGTTCACGTCCACCAGGTGAACGATTCGCAACAACGCAAGAAGCGGATGCACTTGCGAAAATTGCAGGTGCTATCAAGAAACTAGAATCTGATATCGGTGTGCCTGACTGCGTGTCTGTTGCAATGCGTTTTTTATCGTGGCTAAGACCTATCGACATTGACAAAGCAAAAGAGTTCAACAACTTGTTTGATGCATTTATTAAAGACCAGGCAAACAACAAAAAATAAATATGGCAAAATGGACTGATAAGCAAGCCCTTGCGATTTGGGAAAAATACAATAAAGGACTTGCAAAAAATATAGACATAGACGAATCTCTATCTCGCTACGACATTGATAAAATGCGTGAGAGATTGGAGAAAGATCCTGTAGAGTGGATAAAATACTTCTTTCCAAGTTATGCGAAGTATGAATTTGCACCTTTCCATATCAAAGCAATAAAACGACTTATTGAGAATGATGAATGGTACGAGGTTCTTTCATGGTCTAGAGAGCTAGCAAAATCAACAGTTGTAATGTTTGTTTTGATGTATCTCACACTCACAAAGCGCAAGAAGTTCGTAGCACTTGCAAGTGCTACAATTGATGCAGCAGTGCGTTTGCTAACACCCTACAGAATCAACTTTGAGAATAACCCTCGTATACAGCAGTTTTACGGCAAACAACCAGTATTAGGTCAATGGACAGACCGAGAGTTCACTTGTACTTGCGGTGCTAAATTCATTGCCATTGGTGCTGGTTCTGCTCCTCGTGGTATGCGTAATGAAGCAATTCGTCCTGACGTCATTTACATGGACGACTACGACACCGACGAAGACTGCAGAAACCCTGTAACGCTCAATAAAAAGTGGGATTGGGTGGAAAAAGCACTTTACCCTACACGCTCTATTTCTGAGCCTACACTGGTTATTTGGTGTGGTAATATCATTGCAAAAGACTGCTGTATTACCAGAGCTGGCAAACTTGCAAACAGTTGGGATGTCGTGAATATTCGTGACAAAAACGGCAAAAGTACATGGCCTGCAAAGAATACAGAAGAGCAGATAGATAGAACGCTATCAAAGATTAGCACCAAAGCGCAGCAGGGAGAGTATTTTAATAATCCAGTATCAGAAGGAAAGATTTTCAAGAATCTTGCGTATGGAAAAATACCACCGTTAAACAAGTTTCAATTTCTAATTGGATATGGCGACCCTGCATATTCAGATTCAAAGAAGAAAGGAAGTTCTACCAAAGCCTTGTGGTTGATTGGAAAGTTAAAAGGCGTGTACTATGTTATAAAGGGCTTCCTTGCACATGAAACAAACGCCAACTTTATTGGTTGGTATTTCGAACTCGACAAGTATGTAGCGAAGAAGACCAACGTTTATTGGTATATCGAAAACAATAAACTGCAAGACCCTTTTTATCAACAGGTCTTTAAACCGCTACTTCGTGATGAATGTGCACAGCGAAAAACGCAGTTGTTTATTCGGGAAGATACACGAAAGAAAACCGACAAAGCAACACGTATAGAGGCTAATCTTGAGCCTTTAGATAGGCTAGGAAATATCATCTTCAATGAAGAAGAAAAGGACAATCCTCACATGCAAGAGCTTATCAATCAATTTAAACTCTTCGAACTTTCACTTCCTTATCCTGCAGACGGATGCGACGCTGTAGAAGGTGGTGTTACAATGACGGACACCAAGACGAACGAACTCGAACCAGTTTATACAATTGGTTACAATGAATTGAACGAAAATAACCCTTATACAATTTAAGTTATGCAGAATTTTATATCACTTGAAGATTATGATGCTTCAATCCATCGTGAAATCCTAGATAGCCTTTTAAGACAAGGCACCTCTGATTATGATCCACAAATCATAGAAATTTGCGAGGATAGAGCTATCTCTGAAATGAAAAGCTATCTTAATAAAAAATATGATTGCCAGGCTATCTTTTCACAAACAGGAGAAGAAAGACACCCACTCATCTTGATGTTTGCATTAGACATTGCAATTTATCATATCTTTTGTCAGCACAACCCCTACAAGATGTCTAAGATTAGAGAAGACAGGTACGAGCGTGCAACAACGTGGCTTAAAGGAGTTATGAAAGGCGACATTACCGTTGAAGGAGCACCCTTGCTACCTTCTGATGCGCTTTCGGACAACTCGAATTGGCAGATAAAGAGCGAAGAAGTTAGACCAGTATTTGATTAATCATTATGAAAAAAACTAAGAATAAAATTATACAAGGTGGATATATTTCACAACCAGGCTTAAGACAACCAGACGTTGTTCTACAAATGCCTGAACTCTTTCATTTTAACCTTGAAACTTACATGAACTCGGTTAATGCTGCAAAAAGCATTGATTACTCAAATCGTGTAAGGCTATATGATATGTACGAGGGTGCAGCATTCGATTTACATCTTTCAGGTGTAATGGCTAAACGCTTGCGTGGTGTTACGCAGATACCCATTGAATTTCAACGTAACGGAAAGCCAGACGATGTAATCAACAAACAGCTGCGCTCACCATGGTTCAAAGAATTAAGAAAAGAACTTATATTATCGGAGTTCTGGGGATTCACTTTACTTCAATTGTATGTAGGTGAAGACCAAAACATCCACTTTGAAAGCATTAATAGAAAGCACTATGATCCAATTAAAAGGAAACTACTTCGATTCCAAGGAGACATGGACGGACTTCCAATAGAGAACTTTCAAAACATGCTCTTTATAGGTAGCGAAAGGGGCTTAGGAATATTTGCAGAAATCCTACCTGCAGTGCTTTATAAAAAAGGAAACATGGGCGACTGGGCGAGGTTCTGCAACATCTTTGGTATGCCAATTCGTGAATATACATACGATGCAGGCGACGAAGAAGCAAGAAGAAGGCTCATTCAAGACGCAAGACGTCAAGGCTCAAACGCTGTATATATTCATCCAAAAGATAGCGATTTGACGCTCATTGAAGCAGGTAACAAGACTGGTTCAAGTGAACTTTATAGAACTTTTGCAGAGTACTGGGATGGCAAAATATCTATTCGTATTTTAGGTAATACACTTACAACGGATGTAGGCAGTTCTGGAACTCAAGCACTAGGCACAGTTCACAAGGAAGAAGAGGACGAGATGAACGCAGATGATAGAGAGTTTATTTTAGATATTCTCAACTATCAGATGAAAGACCTCTTTAATGCTCTTGGTTTCAACACTGATGGTGGCGAGTTCGTATATGCGAAAAAAGACAAAATAGATGTAGCACAACAAATCGACATCGTTCAAAAGTGCAGTAATATGGGCTTACCCATCGACGACGATTATTTGTATGACACTTTCGGAATTGAAAAACCAAAGGATTACAACGCACTAAAAGAGCAAAAGAATGCAGAAAAAGAAGCCTTAAAAGCAGCACTTAATTCTGATAAAGATGAGAAAGAAAAAGGGAATTCAAACGACAATAAAACTTCATTTAAACAGCGTTTAAATAGTTTTTTTGGAATAGCCCCAACGAAAGGGGCAAAAGGCAGCACTACAGACTTCTAGTCGACGAACTCTATTATGGTAAAAAATGTTCGTGCCACACCCATTTTGATAACATAGATAGTGGTGTTAAGTTTGACCTTGACGTACTCGACGAGTTCGTGAATGCAATATATGGAGGTTTCGATGTTGAGAACTCCATAGAGCCTACAATGTGGCAGGAGCTCACCAAAATAATGAACGACGCAACAGCTAAAGGCTTATCAAAAGGAGAGTTCTCAATTGATCACAATAGAGTTTTTTTGGATGCAGTAAAGCATGCAAATGAAGTCTTTGCAGCCTTTAAAACGCACGCAATGGGCAAAAGCATGGCTTCAAAATTACTTGATGACAACGGGAACTTAAAACCATTTGATAAGTGGATGAAAGATATATCTTCTATATCTTCTCACCATGTCGGTTCATGGCTAAAAACAGAATATAACACGGCTGTTCTTCGAGCTCATAACGCAGCGGATTGGCGTTC